CTCGTCGAGCGCGCGAGCCTCGTCAGCCGTGAACGCAGGAGCCGTCTGGGTGACACCCTTCATGAAGGCGGTCCGGTAGGCGTCGTTCTCGGTGAGGAGCATGCGCTTGGCGATCTGCGTGCCGTCGCAGTTGCCGTTGCGGGTGCGGAGCAGCATGTCGACGTGATCACCGTTACGGGCAGCGAGCTTGCTGCCTTCGAGGACGGCGAGGGCAGCGTCACGAATCTGCGACCGGCTGGCGGTGGCGACGTTGAGCTCGGTCTCGGTGCGCTTCATGATCTGCGGGGCGTCGTAGCCAGCGGCTCGCTCGACGACCTTCTCTCGGGCGGCGGCGACTCGGGCGTCACGAGCCTCGAGGGTCTCGAGCTCGGCGGTGCGGGCTTCGTGCTGCTCGAGGGCGGCGTCGAGCTCGACGTTCTCGTCCTCGGTGATGTCGTCCTTCTCGGACAGCTCAACGATGCGGGAGCGGAGCTCCTCGATCTGTGAGCGGAGTTCGTCCTTCTTCATTGGTTCTGCTCCAGTGTGGTGATGCCTGCCAGCCTGAGGCGGGCGAGGCGTTGCGTTCGGGTTGGGAGTGAGACGTGACGTTCGGTCGGGGTCTCGGTGTCCGTCGAGTGGAGCGAATCCGGATCGGCGGTGAGTTCGGTTGTGGCGAGCGACTCGAGGTCGGTGCCTGCCGCTAAGAGTAACGCAATCTCGTTGCGCACTTCGGCATCTTGGAGGGCGGTGAGGGCTGCTCGGCTTCGGACACCGACCGTGGTTTGTTCGTAGGCGGGGAACACGACGGGTCCGACTTCGTACAGTTCGACTTCTCGGATGGTGCGCTCCTCCATGCCGTCATTGCCTCTGTTCCATGTTTCGTCGATGATGCGGAACCGGAATGACATGCCGGTGATCCCTCCGTCTCGGATGGCGTCTCGGACGGGTTGGACAAGCCAGTTGTCGGAGAGGCGTGCTTTGACTCGGAGTCCGTGGGCGTCTTCGTTGAGGCTGGTGATGCGTCCGAGCGGGATCGAGCCGATGAGTGGGTGGGAGCCGTGGTCGAATTGGAGGATTGGCATCCGCATTCCGAGGGTGCGTTTGAATGCGCCTGGGGCGATCCTCTCTCGGTATTCACCGTAGTTGTCTTCGATGGTTGTCCACTGGTCGAAGACGGCTCCGTATCCGTCGAGGGTGAGTCCGTCTGCGTTCTGTTCGACGTTGAAGTCGAGTTGGCGGACGATGTTGTCTGTCGCTCTTGTGATCGTGGCGGTCATGTCGCTGCCTCGTTCCTCTTGGATTTGTTCTGCTTTGCGGGCGAACCATTCTCGGGCAGGCTCAGGGTTCAACGGGTTGATTCCCCAAAGATAGTGTGCGACTGCTCCGTTGCCTGGCCAGCCGTCGGCGTCGCTGTCGCTGTTGGAGGGTGCGTCGAGGTCAACTTCGTGTCGTGCTCCCCATGCGTTGGCTCGGATGATCTTGTCTTCGGTGAGCACTCCGTCTGCCATTTGGCGGGCTTCTCGGATGGTCTTGTCGGTGGTTCCGTCTCCTCCGTAGCCTTCGGCTCTGAGCTCGAGTCCTCGTGCTGCTGCGTTGCGGATGTATTCGGGTGGGTCGGTGTCGACTTGTCGTTGTTCGGCTCGTTCTCCGCCTGGTTCGATGCCTTCTTCGAGGGAGAGGGCGACCATCTGGTCGATGGCGTCCTGTTTGGTCGGGTGACAGCCCATGAGCTCTCCGTCTTCTTTGACGGTTGCCCATGCGTTGCAGTCTGGGTGGTCGTCTTCGATGAAGTAGGGCATGGTCAGGTTCCTGGTGGCTGGAGTTGGACGGACAGCGATCCGGTGTGGCGGAGCAGGGTCATGTCTCCGGTGGTGACGGCGTCGACGACGCTGTCAGGGTCGAAGCCTCCGTCGACGAGCTGTCGCATGGTGCCTGCGTCCTTTGCTCGGATGTCGGCTGCGTCGAGGACGTCTTCTTGGAGGAAGGAGACGTCTCGGTCGTCGTACCAGAGGCGGACCGTGGGGTCGGGGAGGGCGAGGAGGGTTTGGAGTGCTCCTGCTGCGCTGCGCCATAGCGGTCGGATGGTTCCGTCTGCGAAGCGGCGTCGGGCTGCTCCGTAGTTGCCTGCGTTGAGAGCGGAGCCTGCGAGTCCTTCGCTGATGCCGAGGTAGGAGGCGGGCACTCCGGCTGCTGCTGCGATGCGGGTTTCTCCTGCTCCCTGGACGGCTTTGAGGTTGAGTTGGTCGAAGTTGGCTCCGACGACTTTGACGTCTGCTCCTCCTCCGAGGTACAGGGTCTTGAACGCTCGGTCGACTCCTTTGTGTGATGCGTCGAGGCGTTGCACGAATGTTTCGAAGGCTTCTTTGGTGATTTGTGGGTCGAAGGAGACGACGAGGTTGGGTGTGGCGGCGTTCCGCATGAATGAGTGTTTGTAGGTGGACAGCTCGTTGTCTGCTTCGAGGTCGGACATGACGGTGGTGAGCCAGGTGCGTCCTCGGAAGTCGTGCTCGGGGTCGGGGAGCGGTTTGAAGTGGCAGACTTCTTCTGGGGTGAACATGGTGACTTCTTGCCGGTTGTCGTCCATGACGGCGTAGCCGAGGAGGTGTCTGCCCCATGCTCTGCCGGTCTGCTCGTCGTTGACTTCTCCGGTGAGGACCATGACTCGGTTCGGGTCGAGTCGCATGAGGTGTGCGCTGTTCCGCTCTTGCATCTTCACCCAGTACGAGTTTCCGTACAGGTCGGCGTCGACGAGCATGCGGGCGAGGAGGTCTCCGGTGGTGGCGTTGGTCCACGGCTGTTCGAGGAGGGCGAGCTCTTGGTTGCCGAACAGTCTGCCTGGGCGTCCGTCTTGGAATGGTTGCCACAGGAATCGTGCTTCAGCGAACACGAGCATGCGTGCGTGGATGGCTGCTGCGACGATCGGGTTGCGTTGTCCCTGGAGGGCGGTGAGTTCTTCTGGCGAGGTGACGGGTGCGATGTAGCGGTGTCCTGCGTAGGCGAAGTCTTCGAACAGTCGGAGGTAGTCGTTCCACGAGTATCCGTAGGAGCGTGCCTCGCTGCTGCCGAACAGATTTGCTAATGCCATTAGTCACGCTCCAGAGCGATGCCGAGTAGCACTGCCCCGACTCCCGCTGTGATGAATCCTGCTGCGGGGTGTGCGAGTCCAGCACCTATTGCGCTCGAGACTAGTCCGCCGATTTGTAGTGCGGTTGCTAGGGTGCGCTTGCTCATGTCGCTCCTCATTCGAATGCTGCCCAGAGCTCTACGGTCGGTTCGGGTGCTGGTGGTCGTGATGCTCGGTCGAGAGCCATCACTAAGGCTATCGCAGCGTCGATCTTCCGTTTCGCTTTGCCTTTCGAGAGACGCCATCCTTCGCTGGTCTGTCGTGGGGCTGCGGACAGCACCTGGTCGGTGAAGACGGGTGAGCCTGCGTGCTCGAGTTTGCCTGCGCAGATGATTTCGTACGCTCGTTGGCAGGCGGGCACCATGCGTTGTGAGCTCTGTGGGAACTCCACCATGCGCATGCCGTCGTCGAGGAGGGTTTGGGCGGATCGTTCGAAGAAGGCGGGGTCGTAGCAAAGTTCGACGCAGTTGTAGTTGTGGTGGAGGTCTCGGAGGTGCTGTTCGATTGCTGCGACGTCGATGGTGTTTCCGTCGGGGAGCCAGATGTTTGCGTCTGCGACGAACCGGTCGTCGTCGAATTTCTGGACGGCGACGATGGCGATGGAGTCGTGTTTGAGTGCCATGTCGATTCCGACCCAGGTGTCTGCTCCGTCTTCGAGTCGGGTGTTCGGGTTTGCGCTGGTTTCCCAGGTGCCGACGGGGAGCCATGATTCGGTGGTGCGGGTCCATTGGTTGAGCCGGTAGCGGCGGAAGGCGAGCTCTTGTGTCTGGCGAGCTGCGACTTCGAGGTCTTCGACGTCGAGGAGCTCCTCGTGCAGGTTCGGGTTCGCTGCGTGCCATGCGGTCTCGTCGTCGAGGTCGCAGTTCTCGTCTGCTTCCCACCACCAGAATCCGAAGGTGGGGTCATCGAGGTCGCCTGCTGCGACTCGGGTGCCGTACTGGTAGAGCTCTCCGCAGAGGCTGTCTCGGTCGTGTCCGGCTGTGGTGATGCCGACGACGAGCGGGTCGATGCGTGCTCCGGAGCCGAGGGTGAGGGCGTCCCAGAGATCGTGGTTGGGTTGGACGTGGACTTCGTCGAAGATGACGAGGGATGGGTTGAGTCCTTGCTGAAGTCGGGCGTCTGCGGACAGCACTCGGAAGATGCTTCCGGTCGGTTTGTATTCGATGGCGTCTCGGTACACCTTGCAGTGTTCTGCGATCTCGGGTGCGTTCTGGATTTGCCATTTGGCTTCTCCG